CATTAGCCGGTAATAATTCTTTGTTAGCTTGTGCTTGAAACTGTGTGACAGCTTCAGCTAAAACTGGGTGTGTTGCACCTGACGCTCCTTGAAAAGGTTGAGTTGGATTTTCATATTTAAATCCTAAAAGATCTAAACCTTTTGTATAACTATCTTCCCAATCTTTTCTAGAAGATTTATATTGATTATAATTTGCTGCAAGTTCAGAACCTAGTTTGCCTAAAACTTCTTCTGGTAATAATTCTGCTAAGTTATCAAAATGAGATTCGCCACCACCTGCGTTAACTGCTTCTGGGTCAAAATTAATTGTTGCACTACCATCTTCTTCCTGAGTTATTTGTATATCATCTGGCCCAACTTGTTCTTCAATAGTTTCTTGTTGAGCTTCGACGATTTCTTCTTCGCCTGGTATTTTAATTTCAGTCTCTACGTTTGGTAGGGCTTTGTCTATATCTGCCATTTATATTCTCCGAGTTCTTTATTGTTGTAACCTGTTTTGTGGGAACATTCAACCCCTGTGAGTCAGGTCCTTTAAGTGGTGGAATTTGATTCCACTTGACGTGTTGCATATTTGCAACAAGAGTTTTATTCTTCATTGCTAAACATACCTCTTTTGTTTCTGTAATCATCAAACAATTCGTAACCACTGATACCAGCAGATAACGCAAGACCTGGTAAACCAAATCTTCTAGACACAGTTTTTAATACACTTGGACTAATTCCAAGTCTCATAGTTTTTGCAAGTGTAGGATTTAATCCTTTGGTAGCAAATTCTGTTGCAGGGCCCATGAAAGCAGCTCCTAAATAGTTTGCTGGATTAGTTGCAATCTCAGCTAATGAATCACCTTGTTGTACTTGACCTGCAATATACAATGGCTCAGTTGCAAGTAATGCAGCTGGTGTGCCTAAAGCAGTTAAACCTCTTCCTAAAGTTTTTAATGCTGTTTTCGTAATTCCAGATTTATTTGCACCCAACGCTCCTTTTCTTGCTGCTTCAATTGTAGATGGTGCAACTGCTGCAGTTCCTGCTACAGCACCAGCTCCAAGAACTGGTAATTGATAATCTAATATCTCCGGTCTTTCTTTTGGTGTATCATCTAACTGTCCTGTCACCATGTCAATCAACATATTCTTTTGTTGAGTTTCATTTGATAAATAAGTTTCTGGATCGTCGTTCATAAATTTTTTAACAGCACCTGCTGTTACTGCACCTGCTGCAGCTAATGCACCAAACTTACCAGTGCCTCTTGCTAACGGGCTCTTAGTAATGCTTTCATAGATTTTCATAAATCTAGAAGGTTGTTCGTTTGCAGTTTTAACTAAACATCCTGAAGCGCAACCAATTCTTGTTTCAAATTTTTTTATTAATTTTGCATCTCCAGTATCTTGAATCATTTGTGCAATGGGAACTGCTTGTGTTTTAATTCCTATTCCTTGATCTGCTAATTGTGTTACATTTAATTGAGCTTCCGGCGATAGCTTATCAAAATTTTTAACAAGATTAGATGTAACTAATTTTTCTCCTGGCTTATATTCCATTATAGGAGTGTCTATTCCATATTTGTTTTGAAAGTCTTTAGAAAACTTATTAAATAATTTTACATGTCCTTTTAGATCTTTAAATTTTTCTCCCCTATAACTACCAGGTGATTCATTTCCATCAGTAATTTTTTGAAGTAAAACAGAAAAATCTTTATCAACCATATTACCCTTTAATAAATTTACTTCTTGCGGTATTCTTTGAACAAGCTCTGTATATCCTGGAGCATTTTTAAAAGTTGATGCAAGTCCTGCTGTTTCATCAATTGCTAAATCAGATCCTCTGTAATATTTTTCTAGTGCGTTCCTAAGAGTTGAAAATTTTACTCCTTTTGTCCCTAGAATTTTGTCTCGTTCTTTCAACATTCTTTTTCTAATTTCATAATTACCAAATTTAAAAAAACCACTTCCAGGCATTAAAATATTACCTAGTATCTCTTCTGTTTTAGCAATTGCAGGTACTGCTAATCCTGGAACAACTCTTGTTCCTGAAAGAACCTCTGCGTACCTAGAAATATCATTAGAGGCTAATTTTAAATTTTTAGCGTCTGCTTTTCCGTAAACATTTTTTGCAACTTCAGTAAGGGATATGTCAGGATCTAACATAAATTCTCTGTGAACTGCTTTTATAGGAGCATCAGAAACAGATTGTTTTGTTCTAGACATTTTAGCTAAACCTTCTGTCGTAACAGCACCAATAGCTTTTTTAAAACCTATTATTTGTTCTTTAGTAGGTTTTTTATAAAAAATTTCTTTTTTAAATTCTTTTCTATCAAAATTATCTTTAATAAATTTTTGAATACCTTTACCGGATTCTGCTCCTTTTCTATTACTTCTGTACTCTTTAAAGGTTTCTCCTTTTACCCCTAGATCATTTACAAATTCTTGATAAGGAACGTACCCTTTTGGAATAGCTTTTGCTTTTGCTTTTTCATACAAATAAGATTTGTATGTATTTTGTTTTATACCTCTTTCCTCAACAGTAAGATCTTCCCAAACAACTCCTGGTCTTTTTTTCTTAAAAAATTTTCTAAACTCAGGGTCGTTTTTCCAGGCTTTATTCCAATCACCCTGACCTTTTGTAGTAAATGTTATATTAACATTTTTAAATATTTCTGGACTACTTGCCCTTAAATCACCAAGTTTTTTAGCAGGAGTTTTATCACCTAACGTTCCTTTATAAATTTCTGCAATTTTTTCTGATAATGTAAAGGTGTCAATTGATTTACCTTTGTAAGGTTTTAAAAACTCAATTAGTTCATCTACGAGAGCTTGTTGTTCTGCACTTCTAGGCATTAGACCTCCAGGATCTTAGCTAGGCCGCCACTTTTAAAATCAATAGGTTTACCTAATCTCATTAGTATTTCTCTAACGCCTTCTGGATAGTCGTCTGGATTTTTTAAAACTTGATTTAACATTTTAAAGTATTCTGTTTTTTCTTTACCAACTAAAGACTTATCTGTTGCTAAACTTTTAAATAAATTTGTTATGTCTTCTGCTTCAATACCATATTTACGTATGGCTTGATAACCTGCTTTACCAAGTCTACCTAAACCACCACCAAAAAATCCTGCACGTCCACCATCTGCAAATGGTTGCTCTGGTCCACCAGGTATATCAATATCAAGAATCCTTGCAGTCATTCTATCAAAATTTGGATTATTAGGTTTATTACCTGCAGCATCTACTACATTGTTTAAAATTCTTTGTGTAAAGATTGCAATCTCTTCAGAGCTTGCACCTTCAGGAACTAACTCTCTAATTCTTGGACCAAAGTATTTTTCAACTAACAATAATGGATCACCACCTATACCACCTCCACCTTCAGTAATGTATTTTACATCTTCAGCAGATATTACATCAGACAGACTTGTTTGATTAGGGTTTTCTTTTTTTAATGCTTCTACTAAAAATTCTCTAGCGGTTGCACGTTTAGAAGGATTGCCGCCTTGATTGCCACCTATCATCATAGCTTTAAATTGTGCAGCAAGTTCTGGATCTTGTTTTTCTAAATTTCTAATTGTTGTTTCAGCATCTTGGAATGGTGCTGAAATATCATCGGGTCCACCACGTGAACCGGGTGGTGGTAAATCTGGATCTATTCTTAAACCTGATGCATTTTCTTTTCCAACCATACTTTTTAAAACACCTGAGTCTTCGTCAAATCTTAAACCTCTTGGATCTCTTAAAGACGCTAAACCTTTTTGATCCAGGTTCCCGGTCCCTGTTGCCAGGTCCGTGATGTTTGCGATTTGCTTTGGATTGAATACTTCATCGACCTTCTGCATGTTAGATAATAATTTATTAGCTTGAACATCGTTAAGTTTACCAGCGGTCAGATAGCCGATAGAACTTTCTAGTTCTTCTAAGATTTTATTCTTACCTAAAAAACCGATTGCCTCGACATTGATGTCAGAGTCGATGAACCCTTCAGGATTTTTACCCTTTCCTAAAAAAGTAATGTTGGATCGGGAACCGAGGACATTGTTCATGTTCCCACCTAACTTATTAAATAATGCTAGTATTGCTTCTCCAGCTTTTGGCATTAATTGTTTAACCATAATATTTTACGTGTCCTCTCACAATAGGCTCTTCTTGATAGTCTTCAGGATGTCGAACCAAACCACCCTGTCTAATTCTCATAATGGCCTGTGTCGTACTGTCGACATAGTCATCATATTCTCCAAATGGGAACGCTGCACATTCTTCCACAACTTCCTGTGCAAAATGCTCGTGCATAGGCGCCCATATTTTTCCACTCTCAAAGAGCGGAGCTACGGAGTTTAATCTTGTATGTTTATCATTTCCTTTGCTCGGAGTAAAGTTAATTACTGGGATATCCATCTGTCTCAATTCGTGGGTCAGAGGTAGTCCAGAAGCTTTTGCTTCCACAATTACCATGTCAGGATTCCAATCTCGATACTCTTCCAAGGCTACACGCCGGAGTTCTGGAAAGTCATATCGATCTTTAAAAGCGTTAAGTAGTATTATATTCTGCCCTGAGTCCTCAGTTGTAAACACACCCCACGTGGTTATGGCGCTAAAGTCAGATGTAGTTTTTTTCGTAAACGCAGTATCGTACGATTGTACAATGTAATCTAATGGCGGTGGATATTTCTGTGTCCAGTCACGCCACCAATCTCTTTTAAGGATTGCTCCTTCTTCAGAAGTCGGGTTTTGCATATATTGAGCTAGCCAGTTACTGACTGGAATAGATGCTTTAGTTTTAAGTAATTCTTCCGATGTCCAAAATTCTGGCCACACAGGTTTTCCTGTTGGCAGGATTGCTGGTAGTTCTACAACTTCCCACTGATCAGATCCTTCTTCAGATTGAGCTTTTAATAATTGACCAGTTACATCTTTTGTAGACCATCTAGTCATTACAATTACAATAGCTCCACCAGGTTGAAGACGCTGACGTGGACCTGCTGTGTACCAGTTCATAGCTTTCTCAAAAGCTTTACCATCTGCACGAACATCTTGTTCTTTGTGTGGGTCATCAATAATTAATAAATCAGCACCACGACCTGTAATTGCTCCACCAACACCAGCTGCAAAATATTCACCGCCTTGATCCGTTTTCCATTTCCCTGCTGCCTGACTATCTTCTTGAAGTCTAGTTGTAAAAAGTTCTTTGTATTTTTCTTCATCAACTAAGTTTTTAGTCTTACGACCAAAGTCAATAGCAAGGTCTGCTGTGTGAGTTGCTTGAATAATTTTTAATTTTGGATTCTTCCCAATCATCCATGCCGGGAGTAAGTATGAGGCAAACTCCGACTTTGTGTGTCTAGGCGGCATGTTAATGATCAGACGTTTAACTTTCCCATTAGCGAGATCGTTAAATTTTTTATTAATAATTTTATGGTGGGACCCCTCTATAAACTCAGGCCACACATACTTAACAAAACTTAAAAAATTTTTTGTAATATTTGGGCGGGCCTCATCCAATGCTACGCTTCGTTCAAGCTCAAGTAGTTTAGCACTTTCTTCTGGGGTCAAACCCTCATAATTTTTTTGTAATATTTTTTCCTTTTGCATATCTTCAATATGTTTTCAAAAGGTATACCATAATCGTCTAAATCTTCAACTATAGGACACACTTGGGACCCCTTTCTGTCAAAAGGGGGGTTGGGTTTTTGTTTTGCGATTGCAGTGTTGCCTGGGCCTGGTACCTCTATGGGTGGGCCCGCCCGGTCTCCTCATAGTAAATTTTTTTAGGGGTATGCAAAAACTGCATTGTTGTTCTTGCATACCCTATGGGATATTCTGGGTTAGTTCATCTTCTTCTCTCTCATGCTTACCCAATCTTTAAACTCATTTGAGTCCATGTTCTTGTCCATTAACCAAGGCAACATTAACATTGCCATTACATGTGCCATGAATTTATAATCAAACTTATTAACACCAAACTCAACTCGGTTTATTTTTTCCTGTTCACTTTCTGCATTGTGAATAAACAATGCCATCTTAATTATGTCTGGTTGTAAGTGATATGGATATCCAACATCACTATCAAACTCAACATCAACAGTAGTTTTTTTAGTCATTGTCGCCTTTCTGTATTGTAGTTCTTGTTGCCATGTATGGTACTCTTTCTGGTGTACCACTATTCCAATTATACCTACTACTTTCATATTTTTCTTTTCTTACTTTGATAGGTGTTTCACTTGGTTCACGAACAGGGGCAATCGCAACTACTTGATTTGCGAATTGAGTTAAGAAAGCCATTAGACATTGTTGATTACAAAAATAATCAAAAATATTATTGTAGCCATAATATCCACCTTTATATATTTTTACTTTCCTAGTTCTTAAAACTTTATTGTCGCCAGAACCACGAACCCTGTCAGTAGTTTCATAAGTATGACACTTTGGGTTATGACACCAATTATGCGTCGCCATGAGTTCCCCCTCTCTTAATCCAATAAGAACCAGACGCAGTTCTATAATTATCTGCGTCTACATCAAAATAAGTTATTAGAGGTTTTAAAGATTTAGAAAACCAATACTTACACTTGTCATTCCATTTGCCATTTCTAGTTATAAACTTACCATGCTTTTTAGCATAGTAAGAAATTTGGAAAGTTTCGCCATTTACCATGTCAAACCCCCAAACTCTA